TAAATTTATAAGCGCAGTCCTGAGCAGCCGGATAATGTTCCAGGAATTGCCAGTGAAATTTTGCTCGAGCACGGCGTTCGTCGCCAGCTTCAATGGCAGTGGCTACAGCAACTGCGCCCTCTTCTTTTATTGCCTGTTCGTCCGGAATGGCGGCGCAAATAAAGACTTTACTCATTTTGTTTTAACCTCATTACAGATTTAAGGGTGAACAAATCCCTGCCATTGCTGGCATATAAAAATGAAACCGGATATTAATTACGGTGCTGTTTTAAAGTCCTGCCGGTATTTCGTTATTATTAGTGTGGGTAGTTTTATCTACCGGATAACAGTTACCGGGAATTTTTTGTTCTGCTGCTGCAGCCATGCATTCTTTCATTGAACCGTATAAGCCAGTCACCAGCTCAAGAGATTCGCCGGAAACAAGATAAACTGTCAGAACGAGTGCAAATGTTGTATTCATTGTTTATATCCTTTTTGCAGCAGGTCCAGACGAGCCAGCATTGAAGGAATGCATACTTCATTTAACAGGTCCTGCTCGAGTTTTCTCTGCTTAATGGCGTCTTCAATAAATGTTTTGTCTCCAGTGATAACGCCAATTTCGAAACGAAGTTCAGACGTGCTGGCATTACGTGATAACTTTTCCATTATCGCGTCCTCAACAATGAATTTTGTGATGCAGTGCCTGGTGCCTCCAGGTGACGTTAACCAGTTAACAATTAACGCCGGATACAGAGAATCCACCCATAACACTGTTTTTGGTTTTAACTGTTCCGCGTGCGCTTAGCCGCATTCACCGCATCACAAAATTCACTTTAAAAAGGGCGGCAGAGCAGCCACGGAGTAAAACTGATACCGCCAAACGTCACCAGAAAATTGATAACAGAGGGCGTTGCAGCGGGGTTGTCACTTAAGCGTATGGTCAACCTGACAACCCGGTGTCCTCAACGGGGAAGGAATAACCCCGCCATACTTACCGCCGCGCCATTTCGCGGAGTGCCACAACCGGAAGCGCACGGTCGACGAAAATTTAACGACAGGCTATCTATGAACCAGCTACCTCGCCGTGCGCTTTCGCGTTATGCCCTGACTTTTCAGGGAAATATCCTTTCAGTAAACTGTCAGTGCCGGATGCTCACCCGTGTCCGGCGCACGCACTCCACCTCACCCGTGGAGAACTCCTTAATTACCAACCTTAGCTTCGTTGGTTAGCTATTAACGCGGGTATGTAATCATTCTGGCAATGCTTAATGCCGCTGCTTTTTCCAGATTGGTGATATCCTGCTCCAGAGCGGACAGATTTTCAGCTTGCTTAGCCCTGGCTTCATTGGCCCATTTCAGGTCCTGCGCTGCCTTAATTTTCTGGTGCATCCACTCATAAAGTTCATCATCGGTATAGTCTGGCGCGATGATGACGGGTTCTCGTTTCTGCATGTCGGCTCCTTGTGGTTAGCGTTGCCTGCTTTTAACCACGTCAGGCGAGGTGGTATCCTCTGAGGCGGCTGTTACTCGAGAGGAAATTGGTTATGAATACAATCAAGTTTTCTTGCCCAGAATGTGGCGGCGAAGTCTTTGACACATCCTTTAAACCGCATGGCTCTGACAGTTTCGCGGGAGCCATCTGCAAAAATTGTGGTCACCTTGTAACTGAAGATGAGTCCTCGCAGTTTGATGACGAAATCGTTGACAATATCTTCGGTGCACTCACCAGAGACTTTCTGAAGTAAAGGCGCATACCGCTTAGTTACCGCTCTGATAATTCTTACCTGTCCGGCAATGGCGCTGATATCAATATAAAGCGCCATCGCTGTTTCTTTGCTGATCCCTGGATGCCTTCCATTCTGATGTTTGACTTCGCCCACTGAGAAATCCTCTGTTTCCCCTTAACGCCGGGGTAGCGGAACAAAAACCTGCTGCATAGTTATTAAAGTTGAACCCTGCCGTCATGTTCTTACGCCTCGGGCTGGCTACTTAACCCCTGACCACTGCCTGGTAACTCAAAGTATTGCCCTGCATTCTGTGGGGCGGGGTGGGTTGGCATGAAAAGAAGGATACCCATAGGTATTTAAAAAGTAAATACCCATGGGTAACTTTTTGCGGTGTCTTAACTGGTGACTAGTTGTTTGGTGAGCTATGATGCGTTTTGTGCTTTCTTTTTACGGATTTCTTCGTAGATCATATTGTAATACTGTTTTTTCTCTTCAAGAGTTTTTAATAATTTATCCGCTTCACTTTCTGGCAGTTCGTCTAAGAGATCTAAAAAAATACGTTGTCGTGGCGTTAGAACCCTTGTTTCATAACTGGAGGCTGTGTTCGTTGATGATGAAACGATACCATCCATCCATCCCCGGGGTAACCCAAAGGACTCTTCGATAATCTCCACCATATCATCAGCGATCCGTTTTTTTCCCTTTTTCCCCTCTGGGTACAACATTCTTGATACATAAGAAGGCTCGCGCCCGATCTTTCTGGCCACGTTAACCGCTTTACCATCGCATTTCTCATCACGAATTTTGATGAGTTGCTGTCGTCTAAATTCATATTTATCCATAGGTAAATAATAGATGCGATTACCGCAAGGTAAACAACCTATGGGTATTGACTTTTGTTTACCTATGGGTATTCTTTGCTGTGTTTACTAAGGAGTAGCTATGGAAGAATTAAGAATATTTCTCAATTCTCTTTCGTCAGATGAACAGCGTATGTTTGCATGCGAGTGTGGTACCAGCATCGGTTATCTAAGAAAGGCATTGAGTAAAGGTCAAGTGTTAGGGGCATCGTTATGTGTCCTTATTGAGCGAGCCAGTAATGGTGAAGTTACACGTCAGCAACTAAGGCCTTTTGATTGGATGAATATTTGGCCCGAGCTGGAAGATACCAAAACGTTAACACAACCACTTTCTAGGAGCTTGATTCATGAAAATCAAGCATGAACACATCCGCATGGCGATGAATGCCTGGGCGCGTCCTGATGGCGAAAAAGTTCCGGCAGCTGGAATAACCCAGGCTTATTTTGAGTTGGGTATGACGTTTCCTGAACTGTACGACGACAGCCATCCGGAAGCCCTGGCTCGCAATACCCAGAAAATTTTCCGCTGGATAGAGAAAGACACCCCTGATGCAGTTGAAAAAATTCTGGCGTTGTTACCAGCGATCGAAAAGGCAATGCCACCTTTGCTGGTGGCCAGAATGCGCAGCCACAGTTCAGCTTATTTTCGGGAGCTGGTGGAGACGCGGGAGCGACTGGTGAGAGACGCTGATGATTTTGTCGCGGTGGCAATCGCCGGTTTCAATCAGATGAACCGTGGTGGCCCGGCAGGAAATGCTGTGGCAGTGCATTGAGTGATAATAGCCATATCGAATCGCTTCCGGCAACTCGTGAGTAAAAAGATTCGGTATCAGAAGAGGTGAGTATGGCTAACGCCTGGCTCAGATTATGGCATGACATGCCAAATGACCCTAAGTGGCGAACAATTGCCAGGGTGTCAGGGCAGCCAATTGCAACAGTGATGGCAGTGTATATCCACCTCCTGGTGAGCGCGTCACGAAATGTCACGCGAGGTCACATTGATGTCACGACAGAAGATTTGGCAAGTGCGCTCGACGTGACAGAAGAGGTAATTGATTCAATTTTGCAGACGATGCAGGGGCGGGTACTTGATGGTGATTTAATCACTGGATGGGAAAAACGCCAGGTGCTTAAAGAGGACAACGGCAATATTTCGCAAACCGCAAAATCTCCTGCAGAGCGCAAGAGGGCGCAGCGAGAGAGGGAAAGAAAGCGGGAACAAAATGGCGATTGTCACGGCGCGTCACGAAATGTCACGCACATGTCACGACGAGTCACGACAGATAAAGATACAGATAAAGATACAGATAAAGATACAGATCAAGAAGATCAAAACACTATGGTCCATGGCGTAAAAAACGCCACGAACCAGGCAGGGGATGTTCAGACCGTCAATCCTGGTCAGCCAGCAGGCACGACACCGGAAGCCGATTCAGCGTATGCGCTGAAAGCCGATTCGGGCGCTGTGCAGCAGGTGATGACCGCAAGGCCGGAGCAATCACACCAACTGCAGCAGCCCGAAGCCGATTCCGCCATTCAGCGGGAAGCCGATCGGGTAGTCCCGGAAAACACCGGGCAGTCTGTGGGACGAGTGGATTATCCGGATGTGTTCGAACAGGTCTGGCGGGAGTTCCCGTTGCGTGCCGGAGCAAACCCGAAGAAATCCGCATTCAGTGCCTGGAAGGCCAGATTGCGCGAGGGGGTGCCACCAGAGACCATGCTGGATGGTGTGAGGCGTTACGCGAGATACCTGGCGGCGACCGGGAAAGCGGGAACGGAATTTGTTCAGCGAGCGAAGACGTTTTTTGGGCCGGACCGGAATTTTGAAAACCCCTGGTTGCTCCCGGTAAGCGGCACGAACAACCAGCGTTGCGTGAATCACATTTCTGAACCGGACACTGAAATACCGCCGGGATTCAGGGGGTGATGTGGCATGAAAAACATTGCGGCAGCCGGGGTTCTTGAACGTATTCGCAGACTTGCACCACAGGCGTCGGTTCCACCGTACCGGACGGTGGAGGAGTGGCGGGAATGGCAACTTGCTGAAGGACGAAAACGCAGCGAGGAGATTAACCGCCAGAATCACCAGTTGCGGGTGGAAAAAATCCTGAATCGTTCGGGCATCCAGCCTCTGCACAGCAAATGCTCGTTTTCGAATTACCAGGTGCAGAACGAAGGGCAGCGATACGCGTTGAGTCAGGCGAAATCCATCGCTGATGAACTGATGACCGGGTGTACAAATTTTGCGTTCAGCGGAAAACCTGGTACCGGGAAGAACCACTTAGCGGCAGCTATCGGGAATCGCCTGCTGAAAGACGGTCAGACAGTGATTGTGGTTACCGTGGCTGATGTTATGAGTGCCCTGCACGCCAGCTATGACGATGGGCAGTCAGGCGAAAAATTTTTGCGGGAACTGTGCGAAGTGGATCTGCTGGTTCTTGATGAAATTGGCATTCAGCGCGAGACGAAAAACGAGCAGGTGGTACTGCACCAGATTGTTGATCGCCGGACAGCGTCGATGCGCAGCGTGGGGATGCTGACAAACCTGAACTATGAGGCCATGAAAACATTGCTCGGCGAGCGGATTATGGATCGCATGACCATGAACGGTGGTCGATGGGTGACGTTTAACTGGGATAGCTGGCGTCCAAATGTCAGCAATATGAGGGTTGTGAAGTAATTTTGTCCGGAGGAAATTTTAATGGAAACCGTATCTGACGCACTGAAAGCACTGAAAAAAGCCTCTTCACATGTGGTGGCAGCTCGCCTTGGAATCAGTCGTGAAGAGGCTGTCAACGAGCTGTGGGAACTCAAAAGAAATGGCGTCGTTGATAAAACTGGTCACACCTGGTTTCTGGCTGGCGAAGGTGAATCCCGGGTAACCGAAGAGCGGCCAGTAAAATCTGAAGCACAGGATATGCTGACCGGGGAGGTCGAACAAAAAGTTACCGCAGACATGATGATTGAGTTTATCGGTCAGGATGGGGCTAAAACGTGTGAGGAACTGGCGGGTAAGTTCGGTGTCAGTACTCGCAAGGTTGCTTCCACGCTGGCGGTGGTAACCGCAACGGGGCGGCTGGCACGCGTTAATCAGAACGGTAAATTTCGTTACTGCATGCCGGGCGATAATTTACCAGCAGAGCCGAAAGCCGCGCTGGTAACGGAAAGTGATGGTAAGGCCTTTCCTCAGCCAGCAGGTGCTTCGTTACCAGTCCGGGAAGCCGCAACACAGGAAGAAATTAAAACAGAAACTGTGGCGGACATTGTGCAGCCGTTGCCATCGTTTACCGAAACGCAAGCAGATGAGCTGATTTTTCCGTCCCTGCGCAGGGCAAACCTGGCGCTGCGCAGGGCGAAAAGTGATGTTCAGAAGTGGGAGCGAGTCTGCGCCGCGCTGCGGGAGCTGAACAAGCACCGGGATATTGTTCGACAGATTACTGATTCTTCCCGCCGTGTTGTATCGGAAAAGTGATAGCCGGAGGCGCTTATGGCGAAACCTTTTACACACGAACAGCGTGAAGAACTGAAGGCCCGAATTATCGGGCTGGTACGCAAAAATGAACGCATGACGATATCACAACTGGAGAGAGCGACGGGAGCAGGCTGGCATTCAGTCAGACGTTGCCTTGTGGATGTACTGGCTTGTGGCGATTTATACATGCCCGGTAAATACGGTGTTTTTACATCAGAACAGGTGTATCGCGTATGGCGTAAGGCAGCGGAGAAAGCAACCGACCAGACATTGATTCGAAAGTTACCAGACGGAGAAATACGCCGCTACGACAGACAACAGAACATAATCTGTGGCGAGTGCCGGAAGAGTGAAGCTATGCAGCGTGTACTGGCTTTCTATCAGGGTAATTTTCAGGAGACGGTACTGTGAGTGAAATTAGCTATCAGGCTTCAATTACCGCTGGCATTCGCATCAAAGGAGAGGAGCATGGAAATAAAACCAGAGGATGAGTTAAGCAATATCGTTTTATTTCCGGTAAAAGAGGATGACCCTCGTAATCAGGTTAATTTTCTTTATGAGCCATCGGAAAGACCATATTGCCATCACGCCTCTGTTCGGGTTGACGAAAAAGAGCGTCAGGTCCGCTGTAAAATCTGCGGTGCAGTTGTGGAGCCGTTTGACTGGATGCTCTCTGTGGCGAAAAGAGAAACCAGACTGGCAGATGATGTAAGGCTATTGCGCCAGGAGGAACAGGAAAGGCGGAAAAATATAGAAAAGTTAATTCAGATTGAGCGTAACGCGAAAGCGCGGATACGCAGGGCGACAAAATCCAGAACTGAATAAATAAATTTAGAGCTGTAAATAAAATCTAATCCTTAACTGGAGGTATATTTATGTTAAATACACAGAAAGCCATTAATGCGGAAAAATATAACGAGTGGGCAAGAAAATTCTCTGAGCAGATTTTTAAAATTACTGGCGATGAGAATGCGGCAAAAAATGAATTAGAACCGTGGACGCCTGAAGGAGCCGATTCAAATTATTGCTGGAGGGAGGTTGATCCAGTTGATGCTGCAAATGAAGCTATGAGTTATTACAACGATTAATGTCAGGAGGCCGCCCGAAAGGGCGGTAATGAATGGTCACATTATTTAGAAAAAATATCCGCGAAAGAGTAGAACAACAGAATTTCTGTTTCTCATTCTGTTTATCGTGTTGATGATACCGATATCCCCGTTAATCCTAGTCTGGATAATCGGAAAAATAATTGAGCCAGTTATTGAATTGTATAACGACGTGGTATGGGCGTCATTCAACACACTGCACAATAAAATTAATCCGTATAAGGAAAACTGATATGGCAACTTTGACAAAAAAAGAACGGGCATGGTTGAACGAATTACAGGAAGTTCTTGATCGCTGTCCATCACCGAAAAAAATTGGCTTTTACACCATTGGCGATAAAAGCATTTACCTGTATGACCTACGCCGCATGGATGAAATCATGGAGGCTCTTGATAATCGTTCGTCGATGGATTGGTGTGTTGCTGTTCATGATATGAATGCAGGGTTTGATGAAAAGATTTTGTTCCCCTCATCAGTTGAAAGCACTGCGGGTTAAGGAGTAACACATGACCACTATTACCAAAGAACGTATTGAATTGTTCATTAAAAATCCGCTTGAAAACGGGCTTACCCGTGGTGAACAAATGGAACTGGCACGGATTGCGCTGGCATCGCTGGAAGCAGATCCAGTTAAACGAGTTAACTCAGATCAGATGCGCCGAGTCTGCTTAGAAGCTAATCGCCATTTAGATAAATATGACGCGATGGCGAAAGAGGTAAATAAGTTGCTTGGACGCATCGCCCCGCCAGCGCCGGTAGTGCCGGAAGAAGCAACTCCGGAAAACGTAGAAATGCTCTCTGGCTATGTTTCCACGTACAAATTAACCGATAGCGAGCGCGATATTGCTGCCGAAATATGGAACGCCTGCCGCACCGCCATGCTTCAGTCCGGAAACTTTCGGGAAAGCAAGAATTCGTCAACCAATAATTTTCGGGAAATCCCGGAAGCGTCAACCAGCTCTCCGGTAACTCCGGCTCTTCTGCCTGGTGGTTTCACCATTGAGGAGGCGAAGGAATTACATGAAGACCTGGTACGCAGCCACATAAGCAAGGCCTTAAGTGGCGAAAAGATGAAAAAGAAAGATCGCGATGCTGATTTGCGCTGGATTCATGGCGTTATAGTTCAGGCAGCGTGGTTTGTAAAAGCATCACTGGAGCAGAATGCACTATCGGGCAACTATCCGGTAACTCCGGATAGTTGGATAAGCTGTAGTGAGCGAATGCCGGATACCAAAACAGCCGTTCTTGTTGCCAGGGATTTTGGCAGGAAAGGTGACTGGCGAATGAAATGGGCGACTTACATCCCGGGGCATCCTGACGCTAATGATGGGTGGATAATACCTGGTGCGTCGTGGATACCATCACACTGGATGCCTCTACCAGAACCGCCGCAGGAGGTGCGCCAATGAACTGGCCTGAAGCATTTGCAATTACAGGCGTTGCTATGGCTATCGCTTTTTTAGTATATGTTATTTGTCGGTGGGGGTAAAAACGTTCGCCGGGATTAACACCAAAGGAGGGAATATGTCGGATGATATATCACTGGCAATGGAAGGTGCGCTGGCTGTTGTTGCTGTTGTGGGCGTTTACTGCCTGGTTGTGTTTTTGATGGATCGACTAGGGAACTGAATTCATTACGATATGGGAATTCCCATATCGGGTAAAAACGGTTTGCGGTAAAGCGAGAGTTAAGTAGAATTGCTGCGGGTGCTTGAGGCTATCGGTGATGCTGCCAACTTACTGATTTAGTGTATGATGGTGTTTTTGAGGTGCTCCAGTGGCTTCT